ACTTGGAAAGAAGTTATCAATAAGGTAGCTAAACAGTTAAATGGGACTTGGTGATTGGTTAATGGCATCTGGTGATGCTAAAGAAGCTAACGAAAGAACCGGTAAGAAAGTAAAGCTAGGTGATGGCAGTAGAATGTTTACTGACATACAAGTCTTTTCTAATAACCCTAGAATGGCATTTAAAGATGATACAGATGTCGTATGGGTTAATAACTATCCTAGCAGTAGACCTTATCTTAAAGGTACACATAAAGGTAAGTTATTATTCAATAATGACTATAAGCCTAGAGTAGGCGAAATATACTTTAGTGAACAAGAACAAGAAGTCATAGATAAAATAGATAAGGACTACATAGTTGTAGAGCCTAATGTTAAAAGAGTCTATGCACACACAGTTAATAAAGCATGGCATGGTTGGGAAGAGTTATTTAAACATGACTTACCATGGCTACAGTTAGGTGATGTGACTGTAAAACGATATACAAAGTGGAAAGAAACAAATACCTTTAGAGAAGCATTACAAGTATTAAGTAAAGCAAAGTTATTTGTAGGCACAGATGGTGGTTTACATCATGCAGCAGCAGCATTAGGCATACCTTCCGTAGTGATATGGACAGGTTTTACTTCACCGAGGCACTTAGGATATGACACCCATAGAAATATACATGACGGTTCAGAGCCATGTGGGACTTATGATAGCGTATGTCAACATTGCCTTCTAAAAAGCAAAGCAATCACCGTAGAGCAGGTTTTAGATGCAGTTAATACTGAGTGGCATAGAACGCAGAGATAAGGTCTTAAAACGCTTGCAAAAGCATTGTAATGGCATTTTAACAAGAGAATGGGATGGTAAGTCTATTCCAGTCGTAGTAGGTAATTTACAGGGTGCAGATAAGATACAAATAGCCTGTAGAGAACAAAACATACCTTATATTCTGATAGACCATGGCTACTTTCACAGGTCGTCTGAATTAGAATGGGCTAGATTCTGTGTTAATAACTACCATTGCACAGATTGGCGTTTATCAGATAGAGAAACACCTAAAGTTCACGAGTATCGTAGTGGTGAAAACGTAGTTGTGTTACCTCCACCAGAGAAAATATCATACATTTACAATGCTTCTCTTTGGTTAGATACAACAATAGAAGAGATTAGAAAACATACAGAGAGAAAAATTGTCATTAAGCGTAAAGGCGAAGGTGACTTTAAACAAACATTAGAAAAAGCTCATGTCATTGTGAGTTTTGGTAGTGTCGCAGATGTAGAAGCACTTATTCGTGGTGTGCCTGTCATAGGTTCACCTTATAGCCCTGCAAACCCTGTATCCAATAACATTAAAGACATAGAAAACTTAACATATTTTGACAGAACAGCATGGTTAAGCTCATTAGCTGCAAGTGAATGGCATAAAGATGAGATGGACAAGTGCTGGGATAGACTAAAAGGACAATTAGATGGCATTTACAACCTATACTAGCTTTGTAACTACAGTAGAGAGTTACTTAGCACGAACAGACTTGACAACTGTCATACCTGACTTTATTCAGATGGCACAGTTAAGAATGAGTCGTGACTTACGAACAGAAGCTATGTTAAAAGTAGCAACAACTACTCCTACAGATAGCAAGGTAGCATTTCCTACTGACTTCTTAGAGTTAAGAGAGATGCACTTTCAGGGTAACCCACCTATTCTGTTAGAGTTCCAAACACCTGACTTGTTTTTCCGTAATGGTCAAACAACATTATCAGGTCGTTCACACTACTTTACAATGTTAGGTACTGAGTTTCAATTTGCACCTACTCAAGATACAGATTATACAATTCAAATTTTATACTATGCTCAACCAACATTTATTTCTACTACAACTTCTAGTAACTTGTTCTTAGCATACTACCCAGACGCTTTACTTTACGCAACATTGGCAGAAGCAGAACCGTATCTTATGAATGACCCAAGAGTAGCAACATGGTCAGCATTATACGATAGAGCTATTGCTAATATTAAGAAAAGCGATTTAGGCTCAACATACGCATACACAACATTAAACGTAACACCAAGATAAAGGAAAAATCATGGCAGAAATGAGTAACTTTTTAGAGAACGCACTTTTAAATGCAACTCTAAACGCAACAACATACACAGCACCAGCAACAGTCTATGTATCACTATGGACTTCAAACCCTAATGATGATGCTTCAGGTACAGAAGTTAGCACAATGGGTACAGGCTACGCTAGAACAGCAGTATCTTTTGCAACAGCTTCAGGCACATCTGGTAACGTATTAAATGATGCTGACGTAACTTTCCCAACAGCAACAGCTTCATGGGGAACAGTAGGTTGGATTGGTATTAATGATGCAGCAACAGCAGGTAACCTTTTATACCATACAGCATTAGATACAGCTAAAACAATTGATACTGGTGATATCTTTAAGATTTCAACAGGCAATCTTTCAGTTACATTAGCTTAAGGATAACTCATGCCTTTAGTCGTAAAGGATAGGGTACAGGAAACAAGTACCACCACAGGCACAGGTACGTTTACGCTTGCTGGTGCAGTATCTGGCTTCCAATCATTCTCTGCAATAGGTGATGGTAATACTACTTACTATGCTATTGTAGGTGGCACAGAATGGGAAGTAGGTCTAGGCACTTATACATCTTCAGGTACTACTTTATCTCGTACTACCATACTAGAGTCTAGCAATGGTGGCACAGCAGTAAACTTTAGTGCAGGTACAAAAAACGTATTTGTCACTTATCCTGCTGAAAAAGCTACATACCAAGATGCTAATGGTGATGCTTATGCTCCACAGTTTGCTGCGTCTAACGGACTTAATGTTAATAACGCTACTATAGGTACATCTTATACATTCCCTACAGGATATAACTCTGTAGAAGCTGGGGATATAACAATTTCTGGAAGTGTAACAGTTACAGTTCCAAGTACATCAAGATGGGTGATAGTATGAGTACAATTATAAATGCAACTACCACTAATGGTGTAGTGATACAACCTGACAATAGTGGCTCATTAGTATTACAAACTAATAATGGCACTACAGCACTAACTATAGATACATCACAACGAGCAGCCTTTGTAGCAGGAACAGCAGCAGCTCCAGCTATTACTACAACAGGTGATACTAATACAGGTATATTTTTTCCAGCAGCAGATACTATAGCTAGTAGTACTAGTGGCACAGAGCGTATGCGTATAGACTCTAGTGGCAATTTGTATCTTAATACCACTACCAGACGAAATAATGGAATGCAGTCCATAGATTATAATGGAAGTGCTGCTGGTGGAATGGGTATCAATGATACAGCATCATCAAATGCTTCTGCGTTTATTGCTTTTTTAACAGGTGGAACATTTAGAGGTTCTATTACTAACAACAACAATACTGCAGTTGCATACAATACCACTTCTGATTACCGTTTAAAAGAAAATATAGTTCCAATGATAGGTGCTTTAGATACAATATCTAAACTTAAACCAGTAACATATACATGGAAGCAAGATGGATCTAATGGTCAAGGTTTTATAGCGCATGAATTACAAGAAACTGTGCCTGACTGTGTAACAGGTGAAAAAGACGCTGTAGATGCAGACGGAAATCCTAAATATCAAGGCGTAGATACATCATTCCTAGTAGCTACTTTAACAGCAGCAATACAAGAACTTAAAGCAATTGTAGATACACAAGCAATTCGTATAGAAGCATTGGAGGCTAAATAATGGCTAAACTAATACTTAACGGTTCTACTTCAGGTTCAGTCACACTAGAGTCTCCAGCAGTATCAGGCACAACTACGCTAACATTGCCTACTACAAGTGGGACTGTTTTAACAACTACATCACCTAAAGCTGGTAATGTGATACAAGTGGTTAATGCTACTTATTCAACTGCAGTTTCTATTGCAAATACTAGTTATGTGGATACAGGATTAACTGCATCAATTACCCCAACTTCTTCAAGCAGTAAAATATTAGTGCTTACTAGTCAGCAAGGTTTTTTAAGGCTTGATGCTTCAACTGAACAAGGCGGGTATTTAAATTTAGTTCGTGGTGCAACACAAATTACAGTTTCAGCTGCTTTTCAAAGGATGACTGGTTCTGCTAATCAATATGTTCCTTTTTTTGGTGGATTTGTATATTTAGATAGTCCAAGCACAACATCAAGCACTACTTATAAAACACAAGCAAAAGTTGATACTACTGCAAGTACTGGAACTATTTATTTTCAAGGCGGTAGTGTTTCTACATCAACCATAACATTGTTGGAGATAGCGGTATGAACCACGATATTATTTTTAAACTATACCCACAAATTGTTACTATTCGTGGTGATGTTGCATACGATAAAGACGAACAAGAAGTAACCTATGACAGCAATGCTGTAGACGCTTTAGTAGCATCTGAAGCATACAAAGATAAACGTGCAGCAGAATACCCATCATTTATAGACTACCTAGATGGTATCGTCAAAGGTGATAACGCACAAGTACAAGCCTATATAGACGCTTGTCTAGCAGTTAAAGCTAAATATCCTAAAGGAACAGTATAATGCCTGTTGTCATCTCTGGAACAAATGGCATAACTAATGCTACATGGACTACTGCTACAAGACCGTCTGCTCCTAGTACAGGACAGCAAGGGTATAACTCTAATTTAAATGTAATAGAAGTCTATAACGGAACTTCATGGCAGGCTACAAGCGTAGCACCATATTATTCTGCATCTTATTTAATAGTAGCTGGCGGCGGCGGAGGAGGAAGAGCAAATGGTGGTGGTGGAGGTGGTGCTGGAGGATTATTAACAGGCACTTCAACTTTAAATTTAGGAACTGTTTATACTGCAACTGTTGGTGGTGGTGGTTCAGGAAGTTCAACTGCATTTGGAGCAAATGGTTCTAATTCTGTATTGTCAGGAACAGGTATTACAACTGTTACTTCCATTGGTGGTGGTGGTGGTGGAGGTTCTGATACAGGAAATACTTCAGACAATCCTGGTAGAGCTGGTGGTTCTGGTGGTGGTAGCGGAACACAATCTTCTACAACAGTAGCTGGAGGTGCTGGAACATCTGGTCAAGGAAATGCAGGAGGTTCTGGGGTATCTGATAATGCTACCTATAGAAATGGTGGTGGTGGAGGTGGTGCTTCTGCTGTAGGTGCAAATGCAACTTCAGGTGGCGGTGGTAATGGCGGTAACGGAACTGCGTCTTCTATTACAGGCTCATCAGCTACTTATGCAGGCGGTGGAGGCGGAGGTACTTTTACTACCACTAATGGAACAGGTGGTTCTGGCGGAGGTGGTAATGGAGGTACAAGCGCAATAAGTGCTACTGCAGGTACAACTAATTTAGGTGGCGGCGGTGGTGGAGGTGGATTAAATCCTACTTTTATTTCTGGTGCAACAGGTGGTAGTGGAGTAGTTATATTATCAGTTCCTACAGCAAATTACACAGGCACAACTACAGGTAGCCCCACAGTTACAACATCTGGCTCTAATACAATTATTAAATTTACAGCCTCTGGCACATACACAGCATAAGGAAAAGTTATGTCGCATTTTGCAAAAGTAACAGACGGTAAAGTAACACAAGTTATCGTTGCAGAAAAAGAATTCTTTGATACATTTGTAGACTCAAGTCCTGGCACTTGGTTACAAACATCATACAACACACATGGTAATCAACATCCAGAAGGTAGACCTTTAAGAGGTAACTACGCTGGCATTGGTTATACATACGACTCTACTAACGACGTATTCTACGCACCACAACCATTTCCATCATGGATACTAAATAATAACACATGGTTATGGGAAGCACCTGTAGTTTATCCTACAGACGGTAAGCAATATAAATGG